TATATTTCATATATAGAAGAATACATCATCAACTTGAGTAACATAGATATTTATAAGATAAACAAGAGTTTACTAACTAAGGTATTTATTAACGGAGAATGGATTGGATACACTGAAAGCACTTCTGAGTTAATTCAAACAGTAAAAATTCTAAGAAAAGAATGTATTATACATTCTTATATATCTGTAACATATTCAAACATAGATAACTCAATTTATATATTCTCTGATAGAGGTCGTTGTATTAGACCATTGTTCAAAAATAATATTCGCAATATTGATCAAAAAGATATAAAATGGGGTAACTGGGAATCTATCTTACTAAACAATGATTTTATTGAATATATTGATATTCATGAAGTTAATAATACTCTTATAGGTAATTCTTTTAAAGACATTGATAAAAATTACTCTCATTATGAAATGAATCCGACATTAATCTTAGGAAGTATTGCTAATACTATTCCTTTCTTAAATCATAATCAAGCTCCAAGGAATACCTATCAGTCTGCTATGGGTAAACAAGCGGTAGGAGTTCATTGCACTAATTATAACGAAAGATTTGATACATTCGCCCATATATTACATTATTCGCAGAAACCTATGATAAACACAAAGATAATGAAATATCTTAATTTTAATTGTCTTCCAAATGGAAATAATATAATTGTAGCAATCGCCACATACAGTGGATATAATCAAGAGGATAGTGTTATCATTAATCAGTCTGCCATTGACAGAGGGCTATTCTCATCAACATTCTATAGAACATACAAAGATGAAGAACAAAAAAATCAATTGACTGGAGATGAGGACCGATTTTGCAAACCTGATATTAGTAAATTATTATATCCCAAACCAGCCAATTATGATAAACTAAATAGTGATGGTTTTGTGAATGAAAATACTCATATATCTCCCGAAGATATCATTATAGGTAAAGTTATCCCTATTAAAAATAAGGATTATAATTACAGAGATTGTAGTACAACACCTCGGGTAAATGAACGCGGTATCATAGATAAAAATTATGTTGATATTAATAGCGACGGATACCGATTTTGTAATGTTCGGGTCAGACAAATCAAAGTTCCCCAAATTGGAGATAAATTTTCAAGTAGGCACGGACAAAAGGGAACAGTTGGGATGACTTACAGACAAGAAGACATGCCTCGAACAAAAGATGGTATTGTCCCGGATATCATAATGAATCCACATGCTGTACCTAGCAGGATGACTATTGCTCAACTCTTAGAATGTATCTTAGGTAAAACATGCTCCGAATTAGGTTATCAAGGAGACGGTACCGGATTTAACGATACAGATGTTAATGATATCATAAATAAATTAGAATCATGTGGTTACGAAGGCACTGGTAATGAAATATTATACAATGGATTTACTGGAGATCAGCTAAAAACATCTATCTTTATTGGTCCTACTTATTACCAACGATTAAAACACATGTCAGCAGATAAGGTTCATAGCAGAGCAAGTGGTCCTATTGTATCTATGACAAGACAACCCGCCGAAGGCAGAATGGCACATGGTGGTCTTCGTTTCGGAGAAATGGAAAGGGATTGTATGATTGCTCACGGAGCATCTTCATTCCTTAAAGAAAGATTAATGGATGTTTCAGATAAATATAGTATTTATGTATGTAATGATTGTAACATGATATCAACCGGTAACAGCAAAGAGGGAATTTATGAATGTAAAAAGTGTAATAACTATGGAGATTTTACAAAAGTTTATATCCCATACGCTTGTAAGCTTCTCATTCAAGAATTAATGACAATGAGTATTGGTCCCAGGATTCTAACAAACTAAATTTGATTTATAAATCTATTATAAATTAACAAATACTTCTCATCATGGAACATCCAAAAACGAATGATGAAAAACCTAAAAAATCAAAATCCGAAAGATGCAACCAATGTAACAAGAAACTAAAAATGATGAGTTTCACATGTAAATGTGAATTAAAATTCTGTGTAGCTCATCAAAATCCACATAGTCATAACTGCTCTTATGACTACAAGTCTGAAAAGTGTAAGATAATTGAAGAAAACAATCCCAAACTAGGAAGCAAATTAACTAAAATATAAATTGAATCTTAAATATTAATTTTTATTTAAATAATTATGAAAAATATTGATTAACGAATATAATATGAATCATAAAAAACGCATTCAAAATATACAAAAATCAAAGAAAAGAAAACAAATAGACAAAAAAAGAAAACTTAGAATTCAAAAATATCAAAAAATGATTCAAACAGATTTGAATTTTTTTATTAAATCTCTTCCATATGTAATTCAAAATAAAATATATATTTTATCTTTTCGCAATTTTTGGAGAGGGTATGTCCCCATAACTGCCAAAACACCTTCATGGTTATCACATTCAAACTATGTAAAAAATACATTATGGGAAGCACAATTAAACAACATTCATTTTTTACATTTGCCATTCAATACTCTTCCCGAAAATAAGAAATGGATCATGGGATGTCAATGTGAATTTTGTAAAAACGACGATGAAGTTGATTTCGTAGAAAAGCATATTCATTATTTAATACAGTATAGAAATCCATATTATTTCCCCGATAATTATATAGAAAAAGAAAGTTCTAGTGATTGGAATGAATATTTAGTACCGATTTCTCCTCATCCTTTAGATGAAGATAAAATACTGAAAAAAGTTTTTGATCCATTATGTGGTTCATATAAAGAAAATTATACAAGTAAAAGATTAAGAGAAGGTGGAAAATTTGAATTTAGTTATCCTATAATGTAAAATTTGATTTTATTGTTTTTTATCTTTATTAAAACGAAATAAGAGTCTTGTTATGGGAGGAATTTCTCTCTTATCGAGAGAACAGGAGAAGAAGAAGATCTTTTTAGAATTGGGTAATCGCTTCAACTTACCCAAAGAATTAATCATTTATCTATATCAAGTTTTGATGAATAGCATCAAACATGATAGGGATTTACAAATCAACTTTCACAAAAATATCCTTTCTTCTCATTTCTGTGGTCCATCATCGACACAAGATATAGATGAACCCCTTACTCTGAATAACCCATTTCAGTATAGATATCCTCTCGGTAGGGGGAATGAGTGGCTCATAAAATCAGATTCAAGTAGAGTAGAAAATATAATGTATTACGGTTATTATGACAAACTGAAACCCATGGATATTATTCATCAACAAATTAAAATGTATGGGGATTATCATTTCCTATTAAAACCAAGAATAATTCGTTGTAGAGAGTATTTAGAATCGCTTGAGGGTATGGAGCGTATACAATTTATTAATAATCATGATAAGCGCTTATTTGATTACTATTTTGAATATCTCGAGGTAGATGGATTTAATCTTATTTGTCAAGGTAATACTTTCACCGAAGAATGGCTTGCGTTTGAAGAAGATTAAAGTCTCGTATTCATCATAATTTTTTTTTGTTTGTTCATAAATTTGATTTAATGAATATAATGTTTCATAACACATAACAACTATTGGCTGGGTAAACTAGTCTCGTTACTTACAACACTTTCGACGCCTCCATTAACTTCGGATCTTCTAAGCTTACAACAACTACAGCAACTACAGCATGACTACTTGCTGGAGATGCCGAGTATCGGGTTCTATGCCCGGATGCACTCAGTGTACCAAGACCGTTCAACGGGTGATATACCAAATAGACAGCGAGGATAAGGGCGACACCGGACTTGCTGCTACGGATATCCAGCGTGTTTGGCGCGGGATCATCGCGCGTTCAAGATTTCATTCGCTTTTGGCGCAGAATAATGCGTTTCAAGAAGCGAACTTGAACGCGGGTTATCACTGCGATACAGAAGAACTCAACTATCTTCATCCTTTCTGGAAGAAGGCGAGTGAAGAATGTACAAGAGAAGGCGCCACCAAAATCTCTTTCAACACCTCCGCATTCGTGCGCGATGAAACAGACAAGGATCTCAGAGAAAACACCGACTTCTTTGAGAGAGGAGACAAACCCCTCTGCTCGGTCGTGAAACTAGTAGAGGCGGCTGTCGGTAAGAAACCGATTTGGCCCATTGTAGCACACATCAACGACAAGTTCAAAGTCACAGCCATGGATCTCATCATAGAAGAGATACTAGAGACTCTTGAAGAGGGAAAAAATTATCACTTCAACAACTGTTCTTCCCTTAGACTGAGATCAACACCTGGTTCTATCAACGTCATCAAGTCTTCTTACGTCCTTTTCAGGTATATCACAGGATTGCCCCCCCTGGACTTTCCTTCTCCTCCACCACCACCCATGCCCAAAGACAACCGCATAAAGCTTGCTGATGCGAAAAAAGAACTCAATCGCCTTCTAGAAGAGTCGAAAATGAAAGGTAAAACGAGTTACGGGAAATCTACACCATCTAATCTAGTTAGACAAGCCTCGCGTAGCGTATACTGCTCACAAAAATGAAAACCAAACAAAAAAAGAAAATTAGTTAGAATAAAGACAAAAAAAATTTTTTATTTAAACATTATATACATATTTTTTTTATACAATATGTACCTTATTCCAGATATTAAATTAGATTTCAGTGATGTATTAATTAAACCACAAAACACCGAATTACAATCAAGATCTCAGGTGAATTTAGAAAGGGAATTTATATTTAGAAATACAGATCAAAAATGGAAAGGTGTTCCGCTTATAGCATCGAATATGGATACAGTGGGAACACCTGAAATGTATCATTCATTAAAAACACATCAAATCCTAACATGCTTTCATAAATTTTTGACAGATTATCCAGAAAATGATAGAAATAAATATATAGTTTCAATTGGTATCAGAGATGAAGATTATAATAAACTAAAAAATTTATATGAATTATCACCAGAAAAATGTAATATTGTATGCGTTGATGTAGCGAATGGTTATATGGATTCTTTGATCATTTTTTGTCAGAGAGTTAGAGAATTAATACCACACTGTATTCTTATTGCCGGTAATGTTGTAACAGGTGATAGAACTAAGGAACTTATAGTAGATGGTAAAGTTGATATTGTGAAGGTTGGTATTGGGAATGGGTCGGTTTGCACAACGAGATTACAAACAGGTGTTGGGATGCCACAATTATCGGCGTTAATTGAATGCTCGGAAGCAGCTCACAGTGTTGGCGGTTATATAATTTGCGATGGTGGAATTACATGTCCAGGTGACGCAAGTAAAGCATTTGGTGCTGGATCAGATTTTGTAATGATGGGTTCTATGTTGGCGGGGCACGAAGAATCTGGTGGGGAGGTTGTTAAAGAAGGAGACAAACTTTATAAAATTTTTTATGGAATGAGTTCAAAAGAAGCAATGGATAAACATTACGGTGGTGTTAATAGTTATCGTTCTAGTGAAGGGAAATGTGTTAAGATTGAATATAAAGGACCAGTGATAAATACAATAAAAAATCTATTAGGTGGAATTAGGTCTACATGTACTTATGTAAACGCAAAAAATATAGAAGAATTACCTAATAATACCGTATTTTACAGAGTTAATAATCAGGTTAATACTATCTATAATTAATTATCTTAAAAAGCATCTTCATTTGGATCTTCATTTGGATCTTCATCATATATATCTTCTACACTATTCGTTAATATTGTTGGTATAAATCTTTCTTTGAGAGACAATGGCACTTCACTATCCGGAATATCTACATCCTTATAAGATTCAAATATAAGCTCAGACTGTTTTAATCCAATCTTCTCTATTTCCTTGAAAAGAAACTGTAATTTCAATGTTCGGCCAATCCATTCTTCTCTGCTGTTAATTAGTAAACTACATTTTAATATCAATAATTTATTATCTTCATTCAAATTTTCCATATCTACGCGATTCTCTATTAGTTTTTGAATATTTTCAATGTTTAATTTCCTAAGGTTTTCGTATCCAATTTCTAGTTTATTGATCTCTTTTTTATATGTTTGGTGTATCGCTTTTATCTCTTCTCTCAGAGTATCTATCTCGTGAACAGAGTATCGTTCTACTTCTTCTACTTGATATTCATTAATCATATTTTTATGAATATCCTTTAACCATGGAAAAATTTTTTGTTCTTCCATTTTATATATAAAATTGTTATTATTTAACAAATAGATAAGAAATTATCAAATTTTTACACCACATACATTCAGTGTTAATTCGTCTGTTTTAAATTCCCAAATAATCGGATTATTATTCTTCAATACGAAATCAATATCTTTATATTTTAATCTTCTATTTATATTAGAATTTATCTGACTATTTTTAATAAATTCTTCATGAGATTCACTAACAATCGGTGAATCCATTATTTCGGGATATACGAATCGCGGTATGTTATTAGACAGATAATATTTAAAATTATCATAAAATTTCCCATATGAGTTTTCTTTCGGTTCTATAATATAATTACCCAAATTACATTGATATCGCAATTGATCTTCTCTATATTGTTGATTCTCAATAAACTCTTTCATATACTTATTGGACGACGTGTTTCCGTCAAATAAAACATTATACATATTTGTTATTGCAACGAGGGACAAAATGAATTGAAACATGATTAACTTAGAATATAATGTAACGATTATCTTTAATATATTATATTATATTATTATTATAATTACTATGTCAGAAGAGAAAGGACAACAAAATGACGTAGAAAAAAGTAAAACAATTGAAGAATTAATACCCAAAGAAGATATTCAAATTGATGAAATTGATGAAATTGATATTCAGGGTGTAAAAGAAGAACTTCAAAGAGTAATCAATAAGAACTCATCAGAAATAGCTAATTTAAAAAAGAAAAAAGAAATAAATACGACGAATGATAGCAATCCCTCAACGCCTAGGAAAATTAAATATATTTATTCAAATATATTCGATGAAACGGAAGAAGGAAACAAAGAATGGACCGATATCAAAAGATATAGATTTCAGAAATGCTTATGGAAATTAAAATATAATAGAATTATTTCTTCATTTTACCTGAATAATCTCAAGAATAAAGAACATAAATGGTCATGGATGATAATTGTTATATCTACTATGACTTCAGGATTAACTGTCGCTAATAATGTAGAACAAACTAATGCTCCTTTTGATAATTACAAAACATATGTTAACATTATGTTAACCGTGTCAAGTATGAGTACAAGCTTGATAGCTGCCTGGATAAAGAAACAAATGTTTATTGAAAAAATAAATGAAATAGATAAATATTTATATGAATTAAATGCTCTATGTGAGGATTTGGAGATACAATTATCATTGTTAAACACAGATAGATTAGAATATGAAGATTTCAAAAAAGCATACATTCCAAGAATGACCCAATATTTAACAACTAATCCTATCATACCACCCTTTGAATGGAAAAAGTGTATCAGAGAAATAACATTAGATTACCCCGAACTCTTAAATATTGACGACAGCGAAGATAATAAAATGTGGCCCTGGTATGGAGATCTTATTTCAGATCCTAATAACGAAGAAAAGGATGCTTCTCATGTAAGATATCCTACAACATTTTATAGAAAATTCAAGAAGACACCAAAAGATAAATATCTCTCAACATGCTGTGGCAAGAAAAAAATGAAAATAGTTTATGATTGTGAAAATAATAACCCTTGATAAAAAACTATCTATATTTTTTTGTCTTTTGTATTTTATGATTTTTTGTGTTTTTTATATTTTTCTATCTGTAGTAAAACGTTGAACCTTAAGTAAATTCTTGTTGTCCCAGTAACGTTTCTTAAGGGAGTCATGACCGCCTTTGTAGTTCGGACAGGCTTTAGCGACACAGGCAATACATCTCTCTTGACCGAATCCAGCTTCTCTCGGTGTACCATGGATATCACCGGGTCGCGAGGTGAAAATCGGAATACCCGTGGCAACAAGAGCAGCGAAAGCACCACCATCTCCTTCTTGTTGATTCTGAAAGACGGCCTGACATACTGGACTATCGCAAGTGAACCCGTGGCATTGGTCTACAAGACGATACTTACACTCCGCAGAAACTATCTCGGCTGGAAGGGAACCCCTATCTTCACTTGAGTAATTGAAAATCTCATATGCAGACTGTAGATCTTGACTATACTGTGCGAGGACCTCCTCTGTAACTTCTACCTCTCTCCATGATTCGTCTGGTGTTTCTTCTATGGGGTTATTGAACCTCATCAGCTCCCTGTGTTCCAGATATTGTTGAGAATTCATCCCGAAGGGCCAGTAATCGCGAGAATTGGGGTCTATCAGGCCGCGAATACGACAACTCTCCATGAAAGGGGTGATATCCTGACAAGGTTTCGGTGGGACCCCACCCATCAACTCCTTCTCACGTTCAATGGCTTCATCCGAAAGGTAGGGTTCTTCAACGTAAGAGGATGTAGTAGCATTGGTGAGCTTGTTCTTGTCGTTGTATCTCCACTTCTCTTGAATATCTCTATCCTTCCAGCAAGAAGAGCAAGCGTGTATATCTCTCGAAGACCTCGTGTATCCGGAATGACTGTCCTCATCGGGGAGGATTGTATCGCAGCAACAACAATGGATGGGACTCGGGAGACACATCTCACAGACGTGCCTGTTCAGGGTAGACGCCTTTTCAAGGTTACCCTTAGAAAGATGACCAGGTGTATCTTCGCAGTCTAGAGGAAAATGGCAGTTGAAGCAGATGGGAGCTACGCACGTTTGAATCGGAGCGTGCTTCTTGTCAATGCGTTTTCCATTCATCTTGTCTGAAAACTCCTTCAAGTCTACGCCTTCGGGGCAGGTATACACACCTTCGCCAGTCGTTTCGTTACCCGTCCCGGACCACTGGTAGTAATGAAGATGAAATTCCGCATCGCATCCTATACGCCGATGCGGGGCCCCACCACCCATCATGAATGCCTCCATCCGAGCGATCTTCGGAGTCAATGGGATACCCGTGACGTGGATACCCATCTTTCGCGAAGTCTCGCCACGCGATGCTTTAGGTGGCCGATGATAACCGGGTCTGGAATTGCGCCGAGAAGAAGTCTGGTTGCCGATAGTCTGGGACATCCCGCGAGACATGTTCTGTGTGGTTGAAAGTGGTTGAAAGTGGTTGAAAGTGGTTGAAAGTGGTTGAAAGTGGTTGAAAGTGGTTGAAAGCTGTGTTAACTAGTTTACCAGTCAGTTATTGTTTGTATCTAATGAAACAAGATATTCATCAAATCAAATTTATGAACAAACAAAAAAAATTTATGAACAAACAAAAAAAATTTATGAGATGATTTAATATTCATAATTTATACAATTTTACGAACGCATTCCTCAATTGAATATTCTTCCTTCTGGGGAATTCTAAAATTCTTACCTTTGTATTTCATATATTTCCCATAAGGACCCATATATATTTCAACTTTATATCCCTCATGTTTTCCCAAATTTAATGGATACCGAATAACATCTACTACATGTTCTAAACTTATCTCTTCGTGGGCGCAAGGTTTCTTTTCTAATAAATATTGTAATGTGAAATTTTTAGTCTTGTATGATAGATATGGACCATATCTCCCATTCTTTAGGATAACTACTTCTCCTTTATATTCTCCCAAATTTCTATCTTTAGTAACAATATTATTACTACTCTTAGTCGTTTTTAATGAACTCTGAATCGTTAAAATATCCTTAAATGAATCATAAACTTTCCCTACAACTGTTTGCCATTCTAACTCACCATTTGATACGCGATCTAAATCACACTCAACCAATGATGTAAATTCAATATTAATAATCATAGAGAAATGATTCATTAAATATTCTAATACCTGTTTTCCTAAATCAGTTAAGAGTATTCTAAATTTTTGATCGGGTAACTTCTTTTTTACCGATTTACTCTTTATTTCATTTTTAGCATTTAATGAATAAGTTTGAATCTCTCTCGTTTCACCTTTGATATTTTTTACTTCGGTATAATTTCTATTATAAAGAGTTGCTATTAATGATGCATAAGTGCTAGGTCTTCCTATTCCAGAAGTCTCTAATTTTTTAACAATAGACGATTCATTTAAATATCCAGGCGGATTACTAAACACTTGTTCGCAATTACATGATTTTAATTTATAAACTTTATCTTCAAAATCTTTCACCTCTGAAATAATTTTTAATGAATCATCCTTATATCGTAAATATCCATCAAATAGAAGTGATTTTATTACACCTTGGAAATATCCTTTGTCTTTAAGATTACTATTGTTTAGTATAATAGTATGATTATCATAGATAGCATATTTCATATGTGAAATGATTGTATATTTCTTAATTAATTCATATAATTTGCGATCGTCTTCACTATATTTCTCATTGGGTTTGTAATCTAAACTAGTCACGCGAATACACTCATGTGCCTCTTGTGCCCCCTTCACCTTCCGATTACTATTCTTTGGTAAATAATATTCCTTACCATAATTCCCTTTAATATGATTACATAGATAACCTTGAAAATCGCTGCTAATATTAGTAGAGTCTGTTCTCATATATGTAATCTTACCATTTTCATATAATTTTTGAGCGATATCCATAGTTTTTTTCACTTTGAATCCTAATTCAGCTTGCGCTACTCGCTGTAATGTAGATGTAATTAATGGATTTGGAGAATATTTCTTTTCTTCTTTATGATCTTGCTTCACTATCTTGTAAGATTTATCAGATTTAAGAAGATTTAATATACTTTCAGGCTTTTCAGAAGTATTTAATATTAAATCACATTTTAATGAATCAGTAAATTTTCCCAAATATTCATATTTGTCTTCTGATACATGTTCATTGATATTGTCTTCATGATTTTTGAGTATTAATAATAGTGTGCTCTGAACTCTTCCAGCTGATAATCCCTTTTTATCTGTTTGAATGTGTTTCCATAAAAGCGGTGAGAGACTATACCCAACTAATCTGTCAAGGATTCTTCGCCCTTGTTGAGCATTTACTGAATTCATATTTAAATGATGAACATTTTCTATTGATTCTTGAATTGATCTTTTTGATATTTCATGGAAGATAATTCTATTTTTATCATTGAAATCTAAATTCATTGTTTTTCCACAGTGCCACGCGATCGCATCACCTTCTCTGTCATCATCAGCAGCCAATAATACACGATAACCTTTATTATAATTCCTAAGGGTGTTGACAACTTTACTTTTTCCTGGCATTGTTTTATAAGTTGGTTTAAAATTGTCTTTGATATCGATAGAAATCTGTTCTTTAGGAAGATCAATGATGTGTCCGAAAGACGAGGTAACAATTGT